GAGGGAACAGTATCGTTAACTGTAACGGCAGTAGCGTTGATAAGAGTTGAAGGTCCAGTTGTACCTTGTGATCCAGTTGATCCTTGAACAGAAGCACCGGTCGTTCCTTGAGTACCAGCACCGATAAGTCCTTGCGTACCAATAGCACCTTGTGAACCTGCTGTGCCTTGAATAGAAGTACCTGTTATACCTTGAGTACCAGCACCAATAATTCCCTGTGTACCTTGAGTGCCAGTTAATCCTTGTGAACCAGTTATACCTTGAGTACCAGCACCAATAATTCCTTGTGTGCCTTGAGTACCAGTTAATCCTTGTGAACCAGTTATACCTTGAGTACCAGCACCAATAATTCCTTGTGTGCCTTGAGTACCAGTCGTACCTTGAGTACCAGCACCAATAATTCCTTGTGTGCCTTGAGTACCAGTCGTACCTTGAGTACCAGTCGTACCTTGAGTACCAGTTGTTCCTTGGACAGAAGTACCAGTCGTACCTTGAACAGTAGCGCCCGTCGTACCCTGTGAACCAATAACTCCTTGTGAGCCAGTAGTGCCTTGAATAGAAGTACCAGTCGTTCCTTGTGATCCAGTTGATCCTTGAACAGAAGTACCTGTTGTACCTTGTGATCCAGTTATACCTTGTGATCCAGTTATACCTTGAACACCTTGACGACCTTGAATACCTTGTGCACCTTGTGAACCACTTAATCCTTGTGATCCTGTTATACCCTGCGAACCTGTTATACCTTGGACAGAAGCACCGGTTGTACCTTGAACAGAAGTACCTGTTGTACCTTGTGACCCAGTTATACCTTGAGTACCAGCACCAATAATTCCCTGTGTACCTTGAGTGCCAGTTAATCCTTGTGTACCTGTTGTACCTTGTGATCCTGTTGTACCTTGTGATCCTGTTGTACCTTGTGAACCTATTGTACCTTGTGATCCAGTTGATCCTTGAACAGAAGCACCAGTCGTTCCTTGTGATCCTGTTGTTCCTTGAACAGAAGTGCCTGTTGTACCTTGTGATCCTGTTGTACCTTGAACAGAAGTACCTGTTGTGCCTTGAGTACCAGTCGTACCTTGAGTTCCCTGACGACCTTGAATACCTTGTGCACCTTGTGAACCAACGGCTCCTTGTGATCCTGTTGTACCTTGTGAACCAACGGCTCCTTGTGATCCTGTTGTTCCTTGAGTACCGGTCGCACCTTGTGTACCACTAGTACCTTGAGTACCAGCACCAATAAGTCCTTGAGTACCTTGTGTACCAATAGCACCTTGTGTTCCTGTTGTTCCTTGAACAGAAGCTCCTGCTGTACCTTGAGTACCTGCACCAATAAGTCCTTGAGTGCCTTGAGTACCAGTTAATCCTTGTGATCCTGTTATACCTTGTGATCCAGCACCCGTAGTACCTTGTATACCAAAAGAACCTTGTGCTCCTTGACCACCATTTGTTCCTTGGGCCGCTTGAGCAAAATTTAATCTCCAAGCATTACCATCACTATGCCAGCGATTTCCATCGTCTGTTTGTACTTGTTTGCCTCTGTATGCTACTGGATCTAATGTTGATAAAGAAGAAAAAGCAATGATATATAATCCATCATCAGTGAATTTTCTTCCTGAAAGAAATTTTTCTGTCACAGCACGCCCACATGTTCGGCTGAAGCCTGTTCATTAGCAGATGCCCACACATGAAAACTTGCTGTATTACCAGCTCTCACAAAAATGATATCACCATTTGCACCAACGGCGTTTCTCTTCACTAAAGAACGTCCTTGAATTGGAATAGCCACAGATTCACCAGCAGGAACAGTTATTCTGCCAAATGAATCATTATTAGAACCAGACTCAGGCTTAAATCTTACTTCTATCCAATCAGTTATTGCCGTGTTATTTTTGGCTACAAGAGGTGTTAGGAAGAATATTTCACCTGAAGCTATACCTCTAGAGACATCAAGAGGATCACGGCTTGTGTATTGTGAACCCGAAGGATCAGGTACAGAAAAATCAGATGCTTCTGCTATAATTGTCCATGCTGTTCCAATACTCGAATTTGCGATACTTATAGGTTTACCTGTAGAAGGTTGACGACATGTAATTCTTGGCATTAAAACCCTCCAAATGTAATAGCTGCCTTAATAGCTTCACGTTTTGTAGGAGCGATAAAACCGCGACCTCCCATACCAAATCTTGCATCAATTGTAACATCACCAGCAAATAAAGCGTTACCGTCACTATCTTGACCTGTTGCGATAACAACACCACTATTAGATTCAATAATACTGTCTCTGATAGATAATCTTGCTTCAGCAGGAGGTATCTTTATCGCCCAAACACCTATCATCGTAGCAGTCCAAGTATGGCCGATAGCTTCAATTCTACTTGGTTCTATTCTCTTAACAGGGGTCTGTATAGTAGTAATGACAGCAGTTGTTGCAGCATTAACAGATTCTCTTGCGTTTGTATTTATTGAAAGCTTATTGATCTCATCTTTAATAAAATTGTAACTATGAACAAATGCAGTTGTTTTATCAGAACTGAATACAGAATTTGCGTTAGCGGATGTATCATAGAGAACGTTCTGAAATCTCTCTATCATATCTGTGCCGCCACCTCTAATCATATACTCAATGGATTTAATCCAAACAGTAGAATCAAAAAAAGTATATGCTTGATCTGCTGCATCCCAACCTGTATTATAGCCCAGAGTAGTCAAATTACTCCATAGACCATTAGCAATCGTGCCTCTAGTTATTGAAATTAAATTTGCAGCATCACTATTTGCTGTAACAGAAATACTAACCTGATTTGGAACAATAATTTTTCTTGAACCTTCAGCAACAAGTGAGTAGTCACCAAACTGAGTAGCACACGCACTCAGAATGATTTGACCACCAGATAGAGCCAGAAAGTGTTTATGTGCCCACATAGAAATAGCATTAACGGCGTTGATTAATCCGCCATTCTTAGCGCAATAACCAATGCCATTATAAGAAACAGGTGTTGCACCCCATGTCATGATATTTGGAAAGATAGAATACTGAGAACACACCATGCCATCTGCTAGTGCTACACCAGCGCCAATGGCAAATTGTGGATTAGAATTAGCAGCATCAAGTTTTGCTCCAGTGAATCCATCTGGCTGTGCGCTTCTGATGGCACACTTATGAGCATAAGGAACACGGGTAATGACAGCACCAGGACGAAAACTAAAAGCAAAACCTTCAGTAGGATTTGTCAAACTATCTAGTCTGAAGTTCTCAATAATTAAACCTTCAATGAAGCAACCTGATCCCATTCTGAATACATTTCGTACTTCAAAACCAGGTTTTGGTCTTATGAAAACACCTCTGTGTGTTCCTTGAACAACACAGTTATCAGGCAGGTCTAGATGTCCTTCTGTCTCATATACACCAGGACCAATCTTAATAAGAGTTAGACTCGCGCGTGCTGTTGCTCTAGATATTGCCTCTTCAATTGTTGCGAGTGGTTCGTATTCAGATTGTCCGGTGTTATTATCATCACCAATAGTAGAAACATAGAGTGTGTTAGCTATAGGTTCATCAGCACCCTGATTAGTTATGTTAACCCAAATATCATTTTTTCTTAATTGAAGAGAATCAACTTCAGTGTTGTAAATAACAAGACCATCAGGTGGACCAGAAATAGAGTTACGATCTATAGTATCCATGCGAGGAAATAAAAGACCTTTATCTGTAGAATACAGGTCTAAAATCGCAGCAGAATTAGGTGTATACTCTATATCGCTTACTGAAAGCGAACCACCAAGTGAAGTTTTAGCAACTATCTTATTTGTCATTTCTTCCTTATGCTACACTTTTAGGTCTGCCTCGACCACGCTTAACTGGCTGTTGTTTGGAGTGAGCAACAATATTCATTTTAGAAGTATCAATTGTTGCAACACCTGTAGAACCTAGACCGCCAACACGATCAGTCTTTTGTTCTGGCTTTTCTGTTGTTTCTACAATATCATACCTTAGCTGCTCAATAAGTTCAGCCTGAGCAATGCGATCACCAACACTAATAGTCTGAGGGTTTTCACTAAGATTTGTCAACAGAACAAACGTCTCATGCACATAATCAGAATCGATTACAGCTTCAAGATTGGCCAATACCAATCCCTGCTTATATGATAGACCTGATCTTGGATGAATACGAAGTGAGTGACCCTCTGGAATATCAAAGATTAATCCTGTCGGTACCATAATTCTATCGCCTGGCATAATAGTTAGTAAACCGTCACTCTTGATAGGACGACTAAACGTCTTGTTATAGACATTATATCCAACATACTCATGTTTGCCGTGAGGCTGATATGCTAGATCAAAACATGCTGCTTGTTCTGTGCCAAACTTAGGCAGAACGATTCCAGAATGTGTCTTAAAGATTTTCAACTGTCCATTATACTGTGTCATTATATACTCCATTATATGTTAAAGTTTTATTGTGTAACTTCGTCCCAATCCATAGAACCTAAAACATCATCTCCGTTAGCTCCTGGTACCGCAACTAATGAGAAGTTTCTAGGAGTCAAAGTGAGACCATTACGCTCTAATTGATATTTAAAGAAATCACCTTGAGGTAAAGTGATTGAGCCTGCCGCATGATTTGTTGTTCCTATAAGGCCTTGAGCAACAGTTGTTCCGCCAGTTATTCCATTAGCAGACAAATCATATTCTACAGAAGATGTTGTTCCTGCTGATGTCCAAGAAGCATTACTTAAAGTTCCACCCTCAACCAATCTCCATTGAACTCTAGTACTAGAACCTACACCACCAACACCTAGCATAGAAATCATTGAAGGAATAACTATGGCATCTAGTCTGTCTGCTTTCAATCTGATAGATACAACAGGATATGGAACACCTGCTGTTGCAAGATTAATAGCAGTATTAACTGGAGTACCTATTGCTCTCTGTTCACCACGTAAGCTATATCCTGCTTCTGATATAACTGTTGAACAGACTTGTTGCAACGTACTATTATTACCAGTAGGTCCAATATTTTTAATCTCATATCTCAATGGCAAACATGCAGTAGTGATATATGTACCAGTGTTTCTATTTGCATGATGAAAAGAATGAGTATGTATAAATCTACCGTCGATAACAAATCCACATCTTACAGAACCCAATCCTAACCATTCTAAATCAATAAACATGATCTGCGCTTTAGATATATCAAGAGTCAAGAGAGATGGGCTTGAGGCGGTATCACCCAATAATGTATCTACATTCCAATCAGCTTGTTCTACTCGCGTTTCCTGCAACGTACCTGTCACATACGATCTTTCAACCCAGGCAACTGAATTATTAGCCAATTCGAGATATATACCATTTTGAGCACCGTAATATCCAGTTCTCTGCCTTAGATTTGTCTGAGCCGGCGCAAATACGAATGTTTGTAATATCTGTAAAGATTTGCCTGGCTGATATGAGAATACTAGATCAGTCTCTCTTACTACTTCAGCATTAGCGGCTGTTGTGACCGAATGAAGCATCGTTCCTGCGTTCGCGCTGAAAACGACTGTGCTATTTGCAGTATTAGATGTTGACCATTTTCCGTTATCTCTATATCTATGAGATGAGTCGAATAGTGTAAATGGTTGTGAAGTTCTTGCACGCCCAAAAGCATCGATAGCCATACCTGAAGGATTAGCAGGACCAATCGTATTACCATACTGGTCTGCCAACATGACAACTTCAAATATAGTTTTTTCTTGCTCTAGATATTTGTGGGTATCTTTTCGAAACTGGGCCATTAGTCTTCTCTACGTTTCTTGCCTATTGTATATTTAGTAATTAAATTCCAATCATTCTTCTCTTTATGAGAGATGATCTTAATATGACTTAGAGGAGAAATAGGGAAGTCAGTGTTTGATTCGTCAACGATGTTCAAGAGTTTCCATTCGCTGAGAAGATTTATGATAGTGTTTCGTCTGCCTATATCATCTTCAGAGAAGTCTGAAGATTTTCCATCAAGAAGAAACATCTCTTTAAAATGGACAATGTAGTATTTGCCTTGTTTATGTAGGATGTGACAAGACTGATATAGAGTCTTGTCTTTTTTTGACGCTACACCAATGCGAGAAAGTGTCTCACGAATCTTCAGAAAGTCATCTGGCTCATTGAGTTTTACCTCCACTAAGTCTTCTATGTTTATCATTCAAACCACCTCTATCAAGCTTCATTTTTATCTCACAAAGGTGATCATCAGTCAAAACAAGCAGAGCATCTTTAGCTTTTTCCGAAGAGTATCCGTAATACTCTTTCACAGCTTCTAGATTCTCAATGGTTTCTCTCTTCTGCCACTTCTGAAAGGGACGCTTATAACCCCGTATGGTATTTAGCATATAGTGATATTGTAGAAGAGGATCGAGATTTGGCAGTTTGTTCATCTGGTTGGCATAGAGAGAGCAATCGTAATGAAAAGAAAGCGCCTTGTTGACGATGAAGGGGACATAATCCCCTTCATTTTCTTGGTTGACCACAGACTTTTTGGTCTGTAGAATAGACGGAATAACTTCTTTGAATAGATCAGTCATCTCTCTCTTTTTTCCTTTTTTTTCTAATAGACTTTGTTGCACCCCAAAGACCGAAATCTCTCTCTTTGACCAAGAAGTGTATATCTTCATGACAAGTTCTACATACAGGGACCAAATCTATATTAATCTTTTCTTTTCCTAATCTTTTATATGTTCTATGATGCAGATCAAGGGACACATCGGTTATTCCACAACAGTAGCAGTTCCACTTGCCTGTACCTTCAAAACATTTGAACATATTGGACGAGTAGAACTGTCTTCTTTTTCTCTGCCAAGCTTCCGATCTTATATACTCATAATACTTTATCTTATCAGACATTATTGATAAACTCAATTGATTATTCTAAAAAGTCCACTAAGCTGTTTGATTTAACGTCTTCTAATTTTCTATTAGCATGACTACCCTCTATTTTTCTATTGTGTTCAAGATCATGGTCAACATTCATTAATGTGTTTTTCCCAAAGTTATATTGAAAACGAAGAATCATATAGCTTTCCATGGCCGTCAACCATGCCTTGACAGAGTGGTTCGGCACTTCAAACTGAGGTGTGATGATACACACATTCACACGACTAGCAATATCTTCACCATATCCAAAGTTTTCGAAAAACTTCTGATACGAAATCTCTCTATTGATTCCTTTGTTTTTATTCATAAGATTGCTGCGATGATCCTTCAATCGTCTTGCAGGTAAACTATACCTATGAAAATACTCTTTTTCTGATGGATTTTCAACATTGCCTGTAAATACCTTCATAACTCTCTTTCTGTCATGAGAGTAATTGTTATACTCTGTGCCTGATTTACCAAAATAAACAGTTTTATCATACTCATGAGGTAGAATATCAGATGAAGGTATAGAATCTGTCGGTTCTGTCAATGCGTAAACACCAAAAGGCACTTGATTGAACATCGCACTATTAGTCAATCTATACCAATCACTAACGACATAATTGTCCATTATATGTTTAGACATATTCACAATCCACCATCATTTCGGTAAGACACGCAACGAGATTGATTTCATGATCAGCCACGAATGCAGCCTGATACTGGTACTTGCCGAGGATCACAACAGCTTGAGGAATTGATTCTGGTTTGAAATAATCAAAGAGTGAATCATAAATCCTACGATAGATACGTGCAGGTTCAATGTCTGAGTTAGTCACAACCCACTTTCGCATATCACCGAAGTTGCCTTCTTTCAGATACCCAACAAGGTCAGCAATCTTTCTTACATCTGAAATCTGAGCCAAGACACCAGCATCAATAGCACCAGATGCTGAATAACGCTGAAGTTCGTTGAGTGTACGACGATAGTCTGGAAAATATTTTGCAACAAGTTGTTGTACCACTGCTTTATCATATTGAACACCTTCTTGATCTAGAATGTTTGAAAGACGCTTAGACAATTGCATTGCCATCTTTGGCTTCTCTTCATTCTTGAGTGTGAAGTCTACAACAGAACACCGAGAATGTAAAGCGTCAATGAGACGAGACTTGAAGTTGCAAGTGAAGATGAACGAACAGTTATCCGAAAACTCTTCAATAGCACCACGCAAACCAGCTTGTGCTTCTGGAGTCAGATAATCGGCCTCGTCTAGAATGATGACCTTTCGACCACCAGTCATAGACATAGTTGATGCATAACTTTTGATCTTAGTGCGAAGCATATCAATGCCTCGCTCTTCAGACGAGTTGATAAAGATGTTGTTTGCTTGAAGCTGTTCACACATAGCTTTAGCAATCGTAGTCTTACCCACACCAGCAGAGCCAGTAAGCATGAGATTAGGGATATTACCCTGATCAACATACTCCTGGAATACCTTCTTGATACGATCAGGAAGAATACACTCTGCTACAGTATGAGGTCTATATCGCTCTACCCACAAATATTCTGACATTACAAATCCTTAATTAGCTTTTCGAGAACTTCTCTCGCGAAATCTTTGCTACGTAATTTAACAAAAATGTTTTTACTCGAAACCGTCATCATAGCTGCAAGTTCAAGTAAATCTTGCTCATTATCGCACATCATGATTTGATAGTCAATAGGCTTCATAAGTTCTCTCATACGAAGTTCGCGATCACGATCACGTTCAAGAGACATATTAGGGTACCGTGTTTTTGATTACCAAATCATATGACTCTTCGAAAGCTTTGTTCTCTTCGACCTCTTCACCGAAGTTAGCCTTGTAATAGGCTTTAGACATACGACGAACAAGCTTCTTATCCACACCTAACTCATCGTAGAGTGTGTCGATAATTTCCTTCTGAAGATCACGCTCTGCCGCCATACGTGACATAGAGTCATTTATTTCCATGATTGCCTTCTTGAGACGCTTGCGCTCAACATCATTAAGTGACGAGATGTTGACCGTGGGCTTCTGATTGTGTCCAACGCCAGCCATTACTTCTTCTCCATAGCAACGAAATATGTGAGAGTGTTATCGGTGTTTGTCCAGCAAGAGAAACCACCAACCTTAATTTCAACCTTGTAGTTGTCAGTGATCATCTTTAGATTGTCCGTCTTGAAGCTCACTGAGAAGTCTTCACCATCATGATCACCAACCTTCATGTTTGCGAAGTTTGACAGATCATTCTTCAATTCATGCGAACGAATCAAGAGAGACTTAGAAGCTTTATCACCGATGATAGAAATGTTAGGAAGGTTGTTCATTGCACCAATCTTCAAAATCTTCTGAAGACTTGTCATGGGCAAAAAGAACGAAACATCAGGACTCTTCATGACAAGGTCTTTACCTTCTGGAGGGCTGATGATTAGATTTGTATCACAGCCGCGATATGTCAGTTCAAGAACATCATCCTTGAGAAGGACATTCTTGTCATCAAGGAAGTTTATAGCTGGGCTGTTGAGAGTGGTAATATTTCCGAGAAACTGATTCAGATCATATACACCAAACGTCTGAGGAAAAACCTCATCAAACTGAGCCTGAACAAGAATAGTCTGTTCAGGACTCATTGTGCGCTGAACCTTTCCAGACCTGATAACAAGACCAGAATTGATAGAAGCAAAGTTCTTGAGAATGCTGAGGGTACGATCACTAAGTTGCATTATATAAGTCTCCTGTTTACTGAGCGGCAGTATTTCTAATCATATCAGAGTTTGTGGGTCCTGTAAAGACTTTTAAAAGATGACCAACGTCTGCTTCAAGCATAGCTATTGTTCCGTTGTTTGATATCAGATAGTCAACCTGTTCTCCAATCCATGCCCATTCTGAATAATGTACACCATAGCTTGACATGAGTTCAGTGTTTCCTTCTTTGTTTGCTTTGAGTGCAGTACTATACCAAAGTGGGTCATTACCACGAACGACACGAATAATAAATCCACCTTGATCTCGAATGAACTTCACTTCGTTGGGGAAGCGAACATCAGGAATGACAACACGTTCTAAGCCTTCCATTCGCTTCTCTATAGTATGAATCCAGATATCTTTGTGAAAGACAGCACGACCAGATTCAGTGCCCATGAGTTGCATAGCAAGTCTAGGCGTCATCTCATAGCCTAAACGTTCACTCCACCACTCATCGCGGCACTCACGAAAGCTACGTGAGAAATCTGTATCTCCTTCGAGGAGGTGCCTCGGCCATCCGAAGATGACAGAGACAGCATCCTTTACTGCGTCAGCAAATGATAAACGCATGAAGTCGTAATCGTTCACAAGAATATCACCTACAGTGCCTTTACCAGAACCAGCAAAGCCAAGAATACCAATGATCATTATAAGTTACCTGTCATTTCGGCAATCTTATTCATATCACCAGTAAATGCATAAGTGCCCACATGTTGTGTTCTCATCCACGGACACAACCAGATAGAACCACCAATTGCTCGCCAGTACTGACAGAACATATAATCTTCTGAGAGATAACGATGTGAATCTGGATCAATGACAGTATCGAAATACGCATGAATGTATCTAGTGCCGTCAAAGTTGGCTTGACCAACATGATCTGGCTTGTAGTTCAAGTGAGGATATTCTTCCTTAAACTTATCAAAGACTTCACGCCTAATCATCATGAAGCCTGTACCAATTTCCATGACTTCAAGAGGTTCAGTTACCTTGAATTGAGTAGTTCCAGGTACTGGATTGAAAACATAATCACCCGTCAGACCTTCAAGTTCTGCTGGATTAAAGGTATTCTTGTCAATGTTGGTGTCTTCAATAACTTTCTTTGCGCCGTTAAAAACATTGCGCCAGTTGATAGACTTCTTAGGATAGGGTCCTCCAATAACGTCCTTATCAATTGCAAGCATTGCTAAAACATCTTGAGGATTAAAAAGAATATCTGCGTCGATGAAGAGTAGGTGTGTATAACCAGACCTCAAAAATTCATCAACCAAATAGTTTCGTGCGCGAGTGATTAGGGATTCATTGAAGAGGAATGAAAATCTAACTTCCATACCATACTGTTGACACATACCCTGTAGATCAAGACACGCCTTCATATAAAGACCATTGCAATTGCCTCCATACATTGGCGTTGCAATGAATAGTTTGTTCTTTCTCAAATCTTGTACGTTGATGCTTAATTCCATAAATGATCACTCCAAATAATAAAAAGGGGCACTAGTATATAGCACCCCTTTTGTGTTTATATCAAGACAGCATTAGCCAGCCATACGGTAGTAAGCCTTGCGCTTGCCATTTACCTTGCGATAGTTCGTATAGATTTCAAATCCTTCATCACGAAGATCATGGACACGCTTTGCAACATTAGCCTTAGGAACGCGAGTCTTCTTGACAATCATTGCAGCAGTAAGACCAGGAGACTGGGTGTTGAGGGAAAGGGTGTTAAGAATACGATCAATCTGAGACATGCTTTTTTTTCTCCATCATATAAAAACGGCACTCTGAAAAACTCCACATGATGCGTGCCAGAACATCATTGAAGTACATTATGACAGGAGTTTTTGCTCCTGTCAATCTTTAATTAGAACGCAACCTCGTCGCTCGAAACAGGAGCAGGAGTGACAATCGGATTAATAGTCTCGTCCAACTTCTTATACAGATCAAGGAAGCTATTCTTGGTATCAATGTCGAAGCGGTTCAAGCAAAGCTGGATTGCCTTTTCACGCTTCTGACCGAAGATGATGAAAGCTTCACAGATGTGAACAAGACGACGGGTCGAGATGATTTCAGAAACAGCACCTTCATAGAAGGACTTGCGAATCACATCAGCCCACTGAACCAACTTTGAAACAAAGTCCTTGTCTTCAATACCAGAAGCACCGAGGACATTGCTGAGAATCTTCTCTTCAGTCTTGATCGAAGGATATTCTTGTTCCATCGTGATAGAGAAACGCTCAAGGAATGCTTCGTTCATGATGTTGGTGCCGATGAAGCGACCATCATCCGAACCCTTACCCTTGGTGTTTGCAGTAGCTACGATGTTGAAGCCAGGCATCGGAGTGATGACCTTGTTGATCTTCTTAAGATAAACAGGTTTACCCTCAAGCACAGGTTGCAAGCACATAAGCTTGTTCGAACCGAGATCGACCTCATCGATTAGAAGAACAGCACCACGTTCCATCGCAACAATCACGGGACCATTTTGCCACACGGTGCGACCATCGACAAGACGGAAGCCACCAAGCAAGTCATCTTCATCTGTTTCGATGGTCACGTTGACGCGGATCATCTCACGCTTTTCAACAGCGCAAACCTGTTCGATCATCATAGTCTTACCGTTACCAGAAAGACCAGTCACATACATGGGATAGAACTTACGAGAATTGATGATCTGACGAACGTCGGTAAAGTTACCGAAAGGAACATAACCCCTAGACTTCTCAGGAACAAGGTCGATAGAAGCAAAGGCATTCAATTGAACAGCGGCAACAGCCATCGCAGCCATCGCATTGCTATCATCTTGAGCAACCGACGGCACTACGGGAACAGGCATCGTTGCACCATCACGAAGGGAATAAACGCCACGACCGATACGCACACTTTCATCCTTGACGAACCACGCGGGCCACTTGATGACCTTGGCGTCATACAGTTCAACAAGCTGGGCGCGAGTAATGGATTCAATATCACCGAAGCGATCCTTGATAGCAGTGAAGAGCTGGTCACGATCTGTAAGCTTAGACATTCTGATATTCCTTTTCCTGTGTGTTTCTGTCTGTTTTCTGATTATGATGTATTATACGCTGATTCGAGAAGGAAGTCAAGCGGGGATTTTACCGCTTGACCTTAACCATTAGCCAATAATCATCGGCTTGATCTTAGAGTTGGAAGTCACTCGGTCGATAACACGACCCAGCAGAACTCGGTTTGTGGTTTTCTTTTCCGCAAAACGAAGAAACTCTTTCGCGACCTTTGCTTTACTCATCGTAGAATTGACCGTCAGAGTATCACGACCGATATTCGTCTCAGGAGTATTGATGATAAAATATTCATCATATCCAGCCGTTGTTACGGGCAAGAACTTGTTGTCTCGCCAGAACTTTTGAATCGGTGAGCGATCCCTTGCTTGCGGAAAAAATCGCGAACAAATGTAACTTACCGAATCGTTAGAAAGATAAATGCCGATAACATTTGAACCAGTACGTTCTTTGAGAATTTTGATACATGTCTCAGTTACCTGATGACCTTCTTCAAAGATTTTACCTTTAATGTCATACTCTTTCTTAGTCACGTTATCACGAATGAAGAACTTGTTCGGCTTCATGCCGTAGTTTCCATATGACACATTACCGTCACGCTTGAAATCTTCAATTCTATTCGAGTCACCATCAGTCAAGATTACCGTGTTAACAACCTCAAGCTTGTTGCGCTTACGGAAGTCATTCACAATATCTACGGCCGAAATGATAGCCTGGTTTAGAGGCGTGCCCATCATAGGATCAGTTCTCGGCGCAGAATAACAAGCAGCATACAAACAAAGCATTGCCTTGTTCATGTCGGCAAGATTCATCCGAGATGAAAGAACATTACGAAGCTTGAGGTTTGAAAATCTCATACTTGTTTCTTCGCCATCAAACTGGTAGTTCCGATCATGATTAGTTCTTGCCCATTCTCGGCCTTCTGTTTCATTAAGATCGCGAAACAGATAGACCTCAAAAGGAATCTGAACACGCTTGCAGAATATGACCAAACTGAACAATTGCTTCATTGTTTTTTCAAGACCAATAGACATAGAGCCTGACCAGTCAAGAATGAAAACGAAGCCGTGATTTTTACCATTCGGCACTACAGACAAACGACGGAAGATATCATCGTTGTACTTGTAGGACTGAAGCTTGTTGGTATCAATCACACCAGTCTTTGAAATGCTGATCTTTGCATAAGTATCAGCCTGCTTACGCATTTCAAATTCTTTTACCAAGAAAGAGATGGAGTTGTTTTCTTCGGTTTTGAACTTTGCGAGTTTCTTATTGACATTCAGCATAAAGTCATCACCACGTTCTTGGGTGAGTGAATTAAACATCTGAGGAAGAACAACTTTATAATCATCAACAATGACACTGAGCTTCGCACGAGGAATGTCAACATATACGTAATTGACATTCTCATTCAGAACAAGACTGTCCTGATTTTGCTGCCAAGCGCGCTCGGTCAGACTTTCAGGAATATAATCTTCATCAGCAGAAATACCACTAGAACCAGCACCATTTGACTTGTTGGGAGCACCAGTCTTAGAGTTTTCGTCTAAGTCACCTCTACCACGTTCACCGCGTTTGCTGGCACCATCAGATCCATCTTCACCGTCTTCCCCGTCTTCATA